TTTGTGTTAAAACTATTTTTCTTTTTGCCAATCGACAAGTGATGAGTTGTACATCTTTTTCCTTATTGCCGTTGTAAGTCCTGCCCTTTGAATCCGCTTCCGAAATTGGTATTGTTATTAGCATCATGGATGCTACTATTAAGTTCAGCATTTTTTCTTTTGATTTTCCACTCAGTATCAGCAATTCGTAGTTTTAGGCTACGAATAAGTTTTTCTTCTTCTGTCTCTGGAATATGTGGTGGATTGTTTACTTTATCATCCATCCACGCTACATAAAATAACGTACCAATTAAATATGTTATGATAACAATTAATGCAATTAACATTAGTAACCTCTATTTGCTTTGTACTCCACTAACCACCAAGCACCACCAATAACAATTGCCGCAGCAAGGCCGATCAGCAACACGATAGCAATAGTTTCAAAAACTTTTCTCTGTCTTTCTTGTTGATCGTAGATTGCTTGCTGTCTCTTCTTACGAATATCTGCTTCCATGCGTAGAAGCTCATCCCATGCAGAAGGCCCTCGTGTCCAAGAAATCAATTTCTTGAGTTCATCACGCATATCCTCTGCCTTCTTCTTTGCCATGAAGGCTTGCATAGCCTCTTCTTCGACTGAACCAGCATTAAATATTTTTTTGAATAGGGGTGGTTTCTTGGCGTATTCGTCTGCCTTCTTGAGGTCAGACATAGCGCCCATCCAGCGCCCAAGGTCTGAGCCCATAGATTCAACATCTCGACCGACTTCAAAACCTTTTTTGATAAGATTAAATGCACTCGTGGCAGTTGCCAGAGCGGTAATTGGATCTATCATTTGTGTTTCCTTGTTGTGTTACAAATGATAAAGAATAGTATTGTTTTCTTCTCAACTCACAATACTATTTATAAGGATGGATTAATCAGTGATATTAAATTTTAGTATAAAAAGGGAGACACCATTTCTGATGCCTCCCACTTCTTTCTAATTAGTAGTCTTTTTATGTGGTGTTACGACTCAGAGAGACTTACTGCACAAAGGACTTTACTACTATACCTTATTCATTCGCCAACTTTTCAAAGTATGACATTGCGTCATCATCGTCATCATCCACTGATGCCATAGCAGGAGCAGGTTCAGACTTAAAGGTTGGTGTGAATGGTACTTCATCTTCTTCTGCCATTGCAGCAGCAGTTTTTGTTGCAACAACAGTTCCAGATAGAACTGCATCCAAACGAGTTTTCAATTCATCATATGATTTGAAACTTTTGGGTGCATTGAACTCTGCAAGAGAGTGTTCTGCATTATAAATTGCTTCGAGTTCCTCATCTGTTGATTTCAGTTGAGAAGTGCTCTCAAAGCCAGACTTATCATAGTTCCAGTAACCATCTACTTTACGAATCTTCAACATGAAATTTGCACCTTCCCACAAATCAAATGGGTTGATTGGTTTTTCATCTGGAAACTCTGGTTGCATTGCTTCCATGAGTTTGTCAAAGATTTTCTTACCAAACTTGTACAACATCACCTTACCGTTGTTTTCTGGATTCATTCGATCCTCAACAACATAGATGTTTGCATAGTATGAGAGTTTACGCTTTTGTTTACGAGCGATTTCTTTATCACTCTCCACACCAGAGTTCCACAGTTGAGTATTGTACTCACTCACTGGGTCTTTCTGATTAAGTGTGGTAAGAGAGTTCTCAATATACCACTGTCCAGTTGGGCCTTGGAATGCATGATTCCAAAGTCGTACCCAAGGCATCTCCTCACCCTTTGGTGCTGGTAGGAATCGGATTACTGCGTAACCGTTGCCTGCCTTGTCAACATTGGGTTTCCAGAGCCGTTCGTCAACGTATGACTTCTTTTCGGTTGTAGGGGAATCGTCCTTTTGGACTTGTTGAAGTAGTTTATCCAGAGAGTTCTGGTTTCTTAGTGCTGAAATAGACATATGTTTCTCCTTATGTGTATATGTTCCGTATGTTTAAGTATTTCACATTATTCATTATATAATAGTATATATAATACTACATCATCCAACCAAAGTCAAGAGATAAATCTAAATTTTCTAGTTCGATGTACTGTAGATTATCACAGTCTTTCCACTCTTCAACGAACTGACAAGTGTTATCAGTTCCAAGTGGAGCAGGGTTCACTTTCCAGAACCTTACTTCTGGATATGCCAGAAAGTTCTGTTTATGTTGTTCTATCCAATTTACAGATGGGGTTACAACTGCACTATCTGATAGATAATTATCTGTTCCCTTATATAAATTATTGATAGTACCTGTCTTACTACCCAAATCAAAACCAATTAGAAATACATCTAAGGGGTCGTGATTTTCAATAGCAAGTCTTACTGCGATTGGGCCTGCACTCCAACCACCGTATTCTTCTGATATGATATGAACCTCATCATTTTCTTCGACCCATGTAATCCATCTATGATGTTTTGACAACAATTCATCAATAGTGTTTTTGTCAGAACCAAGTTTTACATGATATTCAAAAAGTTGTTTCATCTGATTTGGATCAGTACCATTTAGAACGAATTCTTTTCTGCCTCTTTTATCATTAGTGATAGTAAAACCCTCTTCATCCCACATTGTTCCTTGTACTATCATCTCATACATATCGCCAGGCAGTTTACTCCATGAACGAAAATAACATTTGTTTTTTAATGCATATCCAGATTCATAAACCTCGTGCATCATTCCACCATCAACACAAATTAGTGCATCTGGTGTGAAATCACGATAAAGAGCATTACAGCCATAGACTACACCTTTTGTTTTAAGATCGTCTAAGTCTACACTCTTTCGTGATTCACCATTACCAAGTACAAAAACAGCACTCATTACTTATATGTAACTTTCACGTTTTTATATGCCTGATTCCATTCTTCTGGTGTTGCATCATCAATACTATTGCGAACAGTTTCATCAAAACTATGTTCAGGCACGATGTCCAGATTACCATCAAAATTAAATCCAACTGCCTTGAGATACAACTCAAACTGTTCTAACATATCATTCAAGTCTGCATCACTAGGAACAGTGAACTCTACCTCAACTGGCAGTTGTTCTGGATAAGTATTTTCATAACTAAATTTATGCATTACAATTTCTCCATTAGTGGGAAGATTTTCGCAATCTCAATCGCACATTTCTGTGCAACTTCCATATGCTCCTTTTGCGTTCCGTTTGCAGAACGTAACTCAATATAGTGAATCCATGAACGTAGTGTTCCGTTCATATACAGTCGTGTCTTTGTCAAACCTTCTGGTAGGACTGCACGAGCCTGTTCTTTTGCAATACCATTATCAATCGCCCATTGGTATGCTTTACGAGATGTTTCGATAACACCTTGTTGTCTACGATTCCACTCGGCAATCAAATCTTGGTGTGTTTGATTTTCAACTAGAGATGGATCGTTCTCAATCTCAATAGAGTTTTGTCTATTTTCATAATCCTGTAAACGACATTCTCTTTTAGTAAATGCCTCACCCATTGCAGATGGTTCTGCATATCTTTGTGAAAACTCTTGAAAACTAAAACTACGATGACGCACAATTTGATGTGCAATATCTCTTGTAGTCTCAACCTCTATGCAAGCGCTAGCCATCTCCAATGGTGACCAATGTTTGTGTTTACATAGATATCGTATGAGTTTTTCGCTCGTTTTGTGCGATTGTTGGTTCGCTGGATTGGAGACACGGGCGCAATACGATATAAGTTCCTGTACATCGTTACCGACATATAATTCTCCTTCTGGTGGTTGACTGTAACTAATGAGTCTTGCTGTTGTCAGCATTTTATTTATTTCCTTATTCTCCGTCACTATCATCCTCTTTCTTTTTCAATGAATAACCACCTGTTGGTAATTCTTCCCATAGTATTGTATCACCTGTATCCCAACCAACTTGATCTAACGAGCCAGGTGGAAATTCTATGAATAGTTCTTTAGTCTTGCCGTTCTCTTGAACTTCGACCATCCAACTATTCTGTGACATTTGTTTGTATTTCATGTTATAACCTTTGTAAAAAGTAAGCAGTTTATCTTCATACTTAGGAAGTATATCCTAGTTAAACCGTTTTGGTCTAGGACGATATGTGCCACGATTTGCATTTTCAGCAAGTCGCTTACTTAGATCTTGATCACGCTTTACAAGTTCTGCGTTATCAAACTCTAGTGCCTTCACACGAGCATTACTCTCATCAAGTTTTGCACGATAGAAGTCTCGTTCCCTAATCAGCTCTTCCTGTGTCATCAGAAAGTCTCCTTAATCAGTCTGAGAAGTTGCGTTTTGCATTTCTGTTCATCGTAGTTCAAAAATGCAGCGTATTTGACGATTAACCGTCTTTGGTCTGGCCATACTAGATCATCTTTTAATTCCTTATCCCATCGTTTCACATAGTTCAGTAATCCTTGTAAGATTACCATCGTTTCCAAACTAATTCGTTTAGCGAGGAAGTTCTTTAATAATACAGGATGTTGCCCCTTTTGTAAAGAGAAAATTTCATCAAAATGTGATATTTGTGAAAATAATAATGACATATCTGTGATAAAGTTATACGTCAGAGATTGTTTGTTCTTAGACCATTCTAAGTAATTTTCTTCTTTAAAATCACCTAACCACCCCTTTGGTGATTTGGCAAAGTTTGCAACAAAGTAGTCTAACGTCTTATCATCATACTTTCTTGCAACACGAGCAAAGAAATATCTATCCTTTCTTTTTAAGAATGATGCCTTTGATGCACGAGTTTTACCACCATATTGTGTGTAGTCATATTCACTAGTAAAGTGCAACTTGAGACCAAGATACATTTGGTAAGCTTCCCATGCCTCCATTGGAAACTCCTTAAATTGGTAGGGTTGCTACTCTTGGCAAGAAGTTAAGTTCTCTTGCATCAGCTTCTAGTTTTTCTTTGAGAGGTTTTGAAATGAGAGGAGCAACTGCATCTGGCTCCATCTGGTGTT